GGGGTGTGGCCCTTTCGGGCCACAAGCTCAATGTGTCACACCTCATCGAAAGAACTCATATGGGAAATTCTGCAGGAGATTTTAAGAAGGCTAGCCTACGTCAACTCCGGGATCGCATCGACCTGAACGTCTCTGACGCTCAGTTCGGTGCTTACTGGGTGACTACAAAGCCTACCTTCCCACCCGTAAAATATGCGAGTGGATCTCTTGCTAGATGTGTCGATGAGCTACATCCTCGACGGGACTTAGTGTTTAAAGCGATTGCTGATAAAAGCGTTCGTAAACCACTTCGTGCCATCGACTATGGTGGCCCTCTCGCAATTGAGAAGGCCGAGCTCTCAATGCCTACTCGTGTTGATATAATAAACAAACCTCTCCCTGGACTTATCCGGGGATACAAGGGAGTTTATTTTCCCTCAACACAGTATAAAAACTGGATGAGAGACGCTGCCCTCGGGCGGCTTCCCTCTCTTCCAGCGGCATTGGGTACAGACTCTGACAGCTTAAGCACCTATGGTGCGAAAGCCATCGCGAAGTCTATTCCCGACATACCCGACTTCTCCCTTTTCCGTTTTATCGGTGAACTAAGAGCAGGCCTTCCTAAGGTCCCGCTCCGTTCACTTGCGGATAAGAAGAAGATCCGTGCCCTTGGTGGCGAATATCTGAATTATCAATTCGGAATCGCTCCTACGGTCTCTGATCTTGAAGATCTCGTAAAAGTTCTTCAAAATCAGAACATGAGAAAGGAACTCAAGCGTCAGCTTGGGCTCCAATATCGTGTACGGAAAGTCCTCGACAAGGACTCATCTACATCTCGAAGGTCTATGACCTTGAGTGAGTTGAGTTCTGTTGAAGGCTTGACAGGGAACTCAGGTACGATCACGGTTAAAAACGAGTTTCGTATCTGGTCGAGTGTTGTATTTGGCTATGCGCAGTTGTCTGAACTCGATCGTCTTATAGACGAATTCGATAAGGCAACTCTGGAGCTGGGGGTGTTACCCACAGCGATAGACATTTACAACCTCATTCCCTGGAGTTGGCTCATTGATTGGTTTGTCAATTTAAGTGACGTTATGACCAATCTCTCATTCCTTGGGAAAGATGGGCTGTTCTTGCACAGGGGTTATCTGATGGCTACGTACACCTCTTCGGAGGTCCACGAGCAATCAGGCGCCATTTTTGGCGTCCCCGCACGTACCTCTGGTGAAGTAAAATTCACTAGAAAGTACAGAATACGTGCAAGTCCTTTCGGTTTTGGACTTCATTGGAAGGAATTTTCACCTTTCCAAACGTCCATCCTATTAGCGCTCGGCGCTAGCCGAATGCGCTTTTAGAAGTCGCAATCCTCCAAAAGAGGAGTCGCGCAACCCATTCATGTCCCTTGGGTAAGGAACCACTCAGGACTTCCTGGTTACAGGGTTGTCCTTCAAACAGAAAGAGTTTCATGTTCTCCGATCCTCAGTCAGTCACCATTGCTGGTGCAGCCAAGTCCCTTCCCCGAGTTTCCTCGGGTGACTTCTCCGGTTCGTTCCGTGCGTCTGATGGCGCATATAACTTGTCGGTGAAGCACACCTCTGCAAAGCGGGAACGTTCTGTCGTTCGTTTGGATACGCGTAAAATTGGCGCGAATCCTCTTGACCCGACCAAGAACCTTCCGTACACTGCTTCGGTGTATCTGGTCTTGGATGCCCCAACTCAATCAACGGGATTCACGAGCACTGAGCTCGAGGATCTCACGAAAGGGTTGGTGGCATACCTCTCTGCTGCCAACGTTACTAAGTTCGTTGGCAAAGAGAGTTAAACGAGGCGACCGTCATGTTTTTAAGACGGTCATGGTCACTGGTTTCTTCCTTGCTATCTTCCTCATTTTGGGATTCTTATTCCAAGAGGTGGACAGCTGGAAAGCCTTTTAGTGACATCGGTGAACTAGAGGACTCGCCTAGCTTTATCAACCATGAAAGTGGGTCGATGAAAAGCCTGACGAAACTCTGGTCTGCCTTGGCGCTTGATTGCGCCGAACAGTGTGA